ACCCGAAAGGGCGGCCTCCAAAAGCGAAAGGAGCAACACCATGAAAAAAGCACTCAAGAAAGCCGACCGCGGCGCCGTTTTCCGCTATGCCGGATGGGAGTGGGTCGTGCTGGAACATGACCCATCCGGCCGTACCCTCTGCCTGACCAAGGGGATCGTCGAGTCCAGAGCCTTCGACGACGACAACTGCAACAACTTCGCCACCGCCAGCAGCAACAAGTACCTCAACGGCGCCTTCCTCGACAATCTGATCGAGTCCGCGCCGAGCCCGCACGCTTTCCGCACCACGGAGCTCGACCTGACAGCCGACGACGGGCTGAAGGACTACGGCACCTGCACCGTCACCATCTTCCTGCTGACGGTCGACCAGTACCGGCGCAACCGCGACATCATCCCCAACGCTGACAACTGGTGGTGGCTGTCTACTGCGTACAGCACGGCAGCCAACGGCTACGAGCATAGCGCCCGCAGTGTCGGCTCCGATGGCGCGCTGAGCGGGGACGGCGCCTGCTACGGCAACAACGGCCTTCGCCCCGCTTGCTATCTGGACTCCGACCTCCTGATCTCCGTTGACGGAGACGAGGACACGGGCATCAGCCCCGAGCAGGCCGGCAAGATCCTCGAGGGGCTGGCCGAGCAGTTCGGAGGCACCTATGCGACCGAGGAGATCCTGACCGCTGAGTTGTCCTTCCTGCTCGGGAAACTGAGGGCAGCCTCAGAGAAAGGAGACGACGATGGAGAGTAAGAAGCAGACCGGCCTCGAGTTCATGCGCACAGCGTCAGCCGAGGAGATCGCCGAAGTGCTCGGCAAGGGCCACCCTCCCGTCGGCGAGGTGCACTGTGACTGTACGAGCTGCGAGCGCTGCTGGCTCGAGTGGCTCCAGACCGGCGAGCCCGCAAAGTGCCACTGCGGCACCATCAAGGAGGTGCCCCATGAGTAACCTCGCCACCCTGTTCGACCGCTACAAGGCCCTCGTCATCTTCGACACTGAGACCAGCGGCCTCGACTATGACCACGACCAGATCATCGAGCTGGCTGCCCTGCGCGTGGAGCGCACCGGCACCGGGGCCCTGCGCATCGCTGGCAAGATGGACACCTTCATCAAGCTGCCGGACGGCGCGCTGCTGCCCGAGAACATCACCGCCCTGACGGGCATCACGGACAGGATGCTCGAGACCGAGGGCGTGCAGCCGCAGAAAGCAGCCGGGCAGATCACCAAGCTGATGCAGGACGGCCCGACCCTGATGGTAGCCCACAACGCACAGTTTGACGCCTGTTTCCTGCGGGGCCTTCTGAGGGGCGCCAGCGTGGGACGCATCGACTGGCTGGACAGCCTGACCGTCTACAAAGACCGCCGGCCATATCCGCATAAGCTCGCCAACGCCATCCTCGCCTACGGGCTCGAGGACAAGGTGCAGAACAGCCACCGCGCCATCGACGATGTGCTGGCCCTGTTCGAGGTGCTGAAGGCGATGGACGCAGAGCGCGACGACCTCGCCAGCTATGTCAACCTGTTCGGCTACAACCCGAAGTATGGCGTCAGCGGCCGCAGGATCGTGGGCGTCAGGTACGAGCAGCAGGGCTTTATCAAATCCATGACCCGGCCAGAGCAGACCCTCCCGGCCCGCACAGCACGGAGGTGACAGCATGAGCCGGAGCGCACAGATCACCATCACCAGCGACGAGCTGCGTGAACGGGTCGAGGATTGCCTCGACCGCCAGATCCCCGACCATGTGTGGGAGCGGTCTGAGCCATACGCCCGCCGCAAGCTCGACATGGCCCGGGAACGGGAGCCGGAGGTCAGCTACTACAACAACGAGTACCTCGTGCTCCTGACAGCCGACACCGTCCGCGAGACGGAGTTCAGCGACTACACAATGATCGCCTGCGGGCTTCTGATGGACGCCCGGGCGAAGTGAGGAGAAAGACATGGAAGCAACAAAAGAAAGGGCCGCCCGACGCAACCGGGCGACCCATGCGAGAACATCCGACAGCCAGCCAGCTCACGGATCCCGCCCTAAAAGTATAACACACCGGCGCCGCCGTGCCAAGTACCAGATCCGGCGACTCCTCGCCGTTTTGGTACTGGTCATGGTAGGCGCAGCCCTGTGGATCTGCATGGCCTCCCTGTTCGCGCCGGACGCGCCGGCAGTGACAGACATCCCGCAGGATCCGCAAACCACAGCCGACAGCGGCCTGTTTTATGGCGAGGTCACAGATCCGACCTTTACCGCATACCCCGAGATCAGCGCGCCGCCCCTGCGCTATGAGCTCACGGACGACGAGCGCGACACGGTGGAGCGCGTCGTCATGGCCGAAGCTGGCGGCGAGTGCTACGAGGGGCAGGTGCTCGTCGCACAGTGCATCCTCAACGCATCAGAAAAGACGGGCCAGAGACCGCCTGAAGCGGTCAAGACCTTCAGCTATACACGGAACAGGCCAGAGCCCACTCAGAGCGTCAAGGACGCCGTCGCTGCCGTGTTCGACGACGGGGAGATCTACATAAACGAGCCGATCCTCTACTTCTACGCGCCGGCCCGCACGACGAGCAACTGGCACGAGAGCCAGATCTTCGTCATCGAGCTGGGCGGCCACAGGTTTTTCAAAGAAATGAGCCCCGAAAAATGATACAGCCCAACACCATCATCACAGGCGACAGCCTGACGATCCTGCGCAGCATGGACGACGAGAGCGTCGACATGGTCATCACCGACCCGCCCTACGGCATCGACTACCAGAGCGCCAGAAAAGAAAAGGAGCGCAGGCTCTCCAAAATCAGCAACGACAAGGCCCCCTTCATCTGGTGGATCTACGACGCCGCCAGAGTCGTGAAACGCGGGGGGGGGGTACTCTGTTTCAGTAGATGGGATGTGCAGCAGACCTTCATCGACGCCCTGCGTCTCGCCGGCCTGACGATCAAGTCGGTCATCGTATGGGACAAGAAGGCGCACGGCATGGGAGACCTAAAGGGCTCATTCGCACCACGCTACGAGAGCATCATCTTCGCCGTCAAAGGCCGGTACGAGCTGCCCGGGAAACGGCCGGACGACCTGATCGTCTGCCCGAAGGTAGGCAACCAGAGCCTCGTCCACCCCAACGAGAAGCCCGTGGAGCTGCTGGAGCAGCTCATAGAAGCCACCACAGTGCCGGGCGCCCTAATCCTCGACCCATTCGCCGGTAGCGGCTCCACGCTGGCCGCAGCGGCCAAGACCGGGCGCAAATACATCGGGATCGAGATAGACCAACATTACAGCAGCATCGCGGCAGAACGGGCCGCGGAGCACACGGAAGGAGCAACAGCATGAGTAAAAAAACAGCCGCGGCCATCGCCGCAGAACAGCAAACCACCGAGGATCTCTCGGCAGTTCAGGACACCACCCTGCCGGCCGTCACGCTCGACGAGCTGGAGCAGTTTGACATCGGCACCGTCCAGCCGGAGGAGCGCCCGCCCTTCCGCATCACGGACGACCGCTGCGCAGACTGGGCCGTCCGCAAGATCATGGAGGAGCGTGCCGAGTACGAGCGTCTGAAGGCGCTGGCCGACGAGCAGATCGCGGCCATCGGCGAGAAAGTCGACGCCGCGCGCCGGCGCATGGAGAACGGCACCGCATACCTCACGAGCTGTCTGGCCGACTTTTTCAACACCGTGCCCCACAAGGCCACCAAGACGCAGGAAAAGTACCGGCTCCTGTCCGGCACCCTCGTCCTGAAGAAGGGCGGCACCAAGGCAAAGACAGACGACGAGAAGCTGGTGCCGTGGCTCAAGGAGAACGGGTACGGCGACCTCGTCAAGGTCGAGGAGACGGCGAAGTGGGGCGAGCTGAAGAAGCTGCTCGCCTATACCGGCGAGGTGGCGACCATTGCCGAGACCGGCGAGATCGTGGAGGGCGTCACAGCCTACGAGGCCCCGGACACCTTCACCGTTGACAAGTAAGGAGGCACACATGGCAAACGCAGAGACCAAAAAGGCCGAGGCTGCCGCTCAGACGGCCCCGGCTCAGGAAGCCAGATGTCTGACCCTCCGGCAGAAGCTCGCCGAAATGCGAAAAGCCTGCCCGGAGATCGTCAAAAAGCAGCACAGCGAAGGCGTCAGCTATAAGTACGCCAAAATCTACGATGTGTGGGAGAAAATCACCCCCATAATGAACGAGCTCGGCGTCGACTTCGATGTCGTCAAGGAGGAGGCCACTCGCTACGCCGAAAACGGCGACCCGGTCTACTGGATCACCATGCAGACCAAGACCTACAAGGGCGACAAGCTCATGTTCCTCTACGAGGCCGACCTGACGATCCGCTGGACTAACCTCGACAACGACGACGAGATCCTCGAGGCGGTCGTCCACGCTATCGGCTGGAACGACGACCCGGCCAAGGCCAAAGGCGCCGCCCACACCTATGCCCTGAAATACTACCTTTTCGAGAAGTTCACCATCGACCAAGGCGAGGACGACCCCGACAACAGCGACTTCGGCGCACAGGGCAAGGGCGCGGGAGGCCAGAGACAGGGCCAGCAGCGCCAAGGCCAACAGGGGCAAGGATCCGGCAGGCTCAGCGAGGCGCAGCTCAACCGACTCTACAAGAAGGCCGAGGCGGCCGGAATGACCAAGGAGCGCACCGACGCCCGGATCCTCGAGAAATACAAAAAACAAGACCCCGCAACGCTGACCCGGCAGGAGTACGACGAGATCTGCACCTCACTGGACAACGCTGCGGCGCAGCACACGAAGGAGGGCAGCTAAATGTATAACCACATCGGGCTCCAAGGCCGGCTGACGGCCGACCCTGAGCTCAGACGCACAGCAAGCGGCACGGCGATCACCAGCTTCACGCTCGCCAGCGACACCGGCCGCAAAACCAAGGACGGCGCCAAGATCACCAATTTCATCGACTGCGTGGCGTGGCGCAATACGGCCGAGTTTGTTTGCAAGTACCTGAACAAGGGGCGCCTCGTCGTCGCGGACGGCGAGATCAGCAGCCGCACCTACGAGGATAAGGACGGAAACCGCCGCAAGGCCGTCGAGATCACGGTCGACTCGATCCACTTCTGCGACAGCAAAAAAGACGGACAGAACACAGGAGGCACGAGCTCCGGCGACGACTTCGCAGGCTACGCAGAAGGCCCCGGAGGCTTCACCGAGCTCTCTGACGACAATGGAGACCTGCCGTTTTAACGCGACCGCCGGACGACCGCCGGAAAACCAGAAACAAGCCACGAACACAAGACCATCAGAAAGGAGGTGACGACCGTGGCATGGATGCAAGTGCATCAGACCCTCAAAGATCACCGCAAGCTATTCGACGCAGCCGACGAGCTGGAAATACAGCCACCCCACATGATGGGCCTGCTGATCTCGTTCTGGCTGTGGGCGCTCGACAACGCGCCGACCGGCTCGCTCGAGGGCATAACATCGCGCATGATAGCCCGCGCAGCTCAGTGGGACGGGCCCGCCGAAAAGCTGGCCGGGGCGCTGATCCGGGCCGGATGGCTCGACGAAAGCGCGGACGGAGCCCTCTCGATCCACGACTGGTACGAGTACGCCGGGAAGCTGATCGACCAGCGGCAGGCAGAAAAGGAGCGGTCGCAGCGGCGCCGTGATGAAAAGGCGGCCGCGGCTGCAACCTCCGACAAACCGAGCAGCGACCAGCAAACGGCCAGCGGTCGACCGAAAGAAAACCGCAAGAAAGCCGGAGGCAGAGTAGACCAGACCAGAGAAGATAAGAGAAAAGAAGATCATACACCCCCTTCCCCCTCTGGCGAGGGGAGCGAGGGCGGCCAGAGCCTTCTCGAGGTCAGATTTGCAGAGTTCTGGTCTGCATATCCCAAGAAAGTCGGCAAGCAGTACGCCCTCAAAGCGTGGGGGAAGATACGGCCGGATGCAGATCTCCACGAAAAGATCATGCAGGCGGTCGAAAGCCAGAAGCGGAGCGAACAGTGGCGCAGGGATAACGGCCGATACATACCAAACCCCGCCACATGGCTCAACGGAGGCTACTGGGACAACGAAGTCGAGGAGGTGAGCACAGATGCAGAGCATCGCGGAGATCCTCAGCGGGCAGACACGACCCGAGACTGGGGCAAGGGCTTCAAGCCGGCAGACGAGTGACGACGCTGACCGCTGGATCTGGAGCAACGACGAAGCGCTCGCCGGTCGGCCGGGGATCCCGGAGCCAGTGCGGTGCGAGTTCTGTGGCGCTATGCGATACCACAAGGGCGTCCGCATCGGCGACCGCATCATCTGGCCGCCATACGGAGCCGAGCGCTGCGACTGCCCCGACGCCGTGGCCGCCTACGAAAAGGAGCGGGAAGAAGCCAAGGCGCGCGAGGAAGCCGAGCGAAAGGCTGAGGAGGAGCGAAAGCTCCGCGAGAAAATCCAGAGGATCGTCGGCGAGTCCGGCATGGGCAACCGCTTCCTGCGGCGCACATTCAACACATTCCAGATCACCGACGAAAACAAGCGCGCAGCCAACTCGGCCAGACGCTACGCGGAGGCATTTGAGTCTATGCTCCCCCGCCCTGACTATCCAGAGCCCGGACGCAACGGCCTATTTATCGCAGGCCCACCGGGTACAGGAAAGACGCACCTCGCCGCAGCCATAGCCAGCCACCTGATCGCTCAGGGCCGCCCGGTCATCTGCATGACCATGATCGACCTGCTGGAGCGCATCAAGCGCACCTACTCCCGCCACGACACCGACGAGGGCAGCGTGCTGAAGATATACAAGACCGTGCCCCTGCTCGTCATCGACGACATCGGCAAGGAGCCGCCGACAGAGTGGGCCATCTCCACGGTCTACAACATTATCAACGGCCGCTACGAGGCATACCTGCCGACCATAGTGACCACAAACTACGACACCGAGGCCCTGATCGACCGCATGACGCCCCGAGACACACGGGACAGCATGACGGCCCGGGCAACCATCGACCGGCTCATGGAAATGTGCAGGGCCATCACCCTCACGGGCCAGAGCTGGCGCCAAAAATAGGAGGACACAACATGAAAAAGGTTTATATCTGCTCCCCGTGTCGCGGGGACTACGAGAACAACATCCAGCGGGCCAGAGAGTTCAGCCGGGCGGCTGTGATGCAGGGCTGCATCCCCATCACCCCGCACATCTATCTCACGCAGTTCGTGGACGACACCATCCCGGCCGAGCGC